AAATGTCTTAGAGCATTACAGAAATTTACCTGACATTGCACATAGTGAATTTTCCAGCGATACCGTTCTAATGAACAAAGAACAAATAGCAAATATGCTTGCAAAAGGAAATTTCTTATGAAAATATTGATTTTAGGCAGTACTGGAATGGCCGGACATGTAATAACACAATACCTAAGGCAGCAAGGACATAGAGTAATTACTGCAGGAAGACAATCTCAGTCTTTGTGGTGTGATCATTTTATTGACATAGAAAATACAGAATCTGCTAATAATATTGCAAATATTGCCGAAGATATAGACTATGTCATTAACTGTATAGGATTGCTGGTCAAAGACTGTGACAACCGACCCGATAGAGCATTGCTAATAAATTCTTGGTTTCCTAGATTACTGGCAGAAAAATTTAAAAATACCAAAACACAAGTTATTCATATCAGCACAGACTGTGTTTTTAATGGTTCACAAGGAAGATATATCGAAAGTGATGTACCCACGGAAATCAATTTTTATGGGCGCACTAAACATCTAGGAGAAATTGTCAATGACAAAGATATTACTTTTAGATGCAGTATAATAGGGCCAGAACTCAAAAATGGAACTGGCCTGCTAAATTGGTTTAGATTTCAATCCGGTGATTCAGTACAGGGATGGACTAATGCTTTTTGGAATGGTATGACTACTTTGCAATTAGCTAAATGTCTAGATTTATATATTATTCAAAACTGTAAATTCTCAGGGCTTTATCATCTTGTTGACAATAATCTTAGAATCAGCAAATACGAAATGCTCAGACTTTTCAATAAAACTTATCATACTAACAAAAACATCCAGGCAGTGACAGTAGATAAAACAATAGACAAAACTCTATTAGACACAAGACAATCTATCAATTGGATGATACCTAAACTGGAAACACAGTTAGAAGAATTAAGAGATTTTCACCCACCGGCGCATATGTGACCAGCACTTGCCTGATTTGACATCTTCAAATTTCCAATGAGCCTGCGCTAATTGTTGTATCCATTGCTGTCTGTCGGGCATTTCGGGTCGTTCTAGTTTTGTAAAATCAGTATTAGCCACAGGTCCTGCTTGACAATAACCAGGATCATCGGTTATAAAACATGGAATGCCTTCTATTGCAGAGACAGAACTAGGCGTGCTGTTATGACAGACCAATGCCCAACAATTTCGTAAATCTTCGGTAATATGTTTTGTTTGTGGACTAATTGAAATTTTCTGCTTGTTTAAGAATTTTTGATATCTAGGAAAATCTTTCCAATTTCCCGGATGCCATCTAGCTATAATAGGCCTATCAGTATTTTTCCTTATCAGTGACAATATTTTTGTTAGCCATTGTTCAAAATCTTCGCCACGCATACTCCACCCTCTGGGCCTTTGCAACGCTAACAATATATGTTGACCTTGACTGCGCCATGGCTGTAAGTCCATGTTATAGTCTTTTTTAATTTTTTTCCAATTAGTATCTTCGGCATTTTCATTACAGTAGATACCATCCTTAGGAAAAACACTATTGAAACTGTATCTCAAATACCTGTGTGGATTTTGTGAATTTTTATAAATGAAGACATTACTATCTATGCTGAGCCAATAACGTCCCAATTGTGTCTGTGTGTCGATGACCATTTTCCTAACAAGATAATGAGATAATCTTGTTTTGCTGGGATTAGACGAAAATGCATTGCCGATTATAGCACCAACATCACAAGGTTCATAGATTTGACTTTGAGTGGTCCGTGCGTCATCGCCACAGAGTGCTGCCCCTTGAGCAAAAAAAGTCAGAGCATCAATCTTTTCTTGACTGTTGACATTAGGTGGCAAACTGGTAAGATAACTTCTAATTACTAAGGGTCTGTCTTTGTTCATTTTCTTTTACCAATTGCCAGGCCAATCCACTGATCATTTCATCTATGCTATACTGACAGTAAGCTATATGATTTAACCACATCTGTACAAATTCAGCTGCTGGCCTAGGCGGGTGTTCTATACTAGACAAATCGTTGCCACAGACCGGTTCGGCTGCTGTTGGTGCTAATGCAATAGCTGGTATACCATATGCCACAGATTCAACTGCAGCAATACTGTTATAAGTGACAGTACAGAAAATATCTTGATCAAAGGCATGGTAGATAGTGTCGTTGGTTCGTTCGGCTCGTCTGGCCTTTTCTCTAACAATAATAGGTCTATCAGTGTGCAATTTTATTTTTCTAATTGTATCATCTACCCATTGCTGTCTATCAATACCATAATATCTACAAGGTTTATCGCTGGGTGTTACTAACAAAATTTTGCTGCCAGATCTTTTCCAACCTTGGTAACGCAGCGATTCATTCCAAGCAACTAGTTTCATCCATCTGTCATCGGGTACAACCATTACGCGATTATGCTGCATGGCATTTTTGACTATTCTATGATAGATTTTTCTACCGGTACGATTATTAAGACTAGGGTAGTTTCCTAAGTATCCTGTTTCTATAAAGTAATAATCTCTATGTTGTGATCGCATCCAATCTATTATCTTACCTGCTGCAATACCTCTTACTAATATCGAACCTTGCGTTTGTTCCTTAACGGTATTGAAATCTTCATAAGGTATAAACTTACAATCAGGATAAGCTGCCATGATCATTGCAGGATAGTCTGAGAACTTAGTTAGTCTTTCATATCTTTCTTTTTTATCTATAATATATTGTATAACTCGTTTATGTAATGCATCGTTGCCCATTCTTTTTAGATTATATTTGCCTTGTTTTGAAGCAACATCAGGGCTTTCCCAAGTCGATTCGATTTCATTTAGAATCTCAATGTCTTTCAATAATGACGCAGCGTCGGAGATATTATGTTTCAGTGCTGCTGCCATAGAATCATGTTGTTGCTTATATTCAGATCCAGGCCATCTTTCTATTAGAGCGATTGGTAATTCGGTAGTCATGGTAAATCTTGTTGACAGTAATTTGTTAATATATGTTCACGAAACCATTCGTGACTTTGTGGACTATCTGTATAGTTTTGAAAACAAGGAGTACCTAGTGTAAAATGTAACAATTTGGCTGTGGGATTAGCGCCATATTCGTCTGGCAACCAATTCCATTCCATGGGCAGTGATCCTATTCGTTGATCATCTAACCATTGAAATCTATGTAAGTGACTGCCACTGGATTTTTCTATGTATTCACTTGTTAAACAACGATTATTAGGTGATTGACAATTCCATAGTATGACACTGCTCCAATTTTTCCGTGGATAGTCATGATTTGCGCTGCCCATATATTTTGTACTTTGTCTAGTTTTGTAATCATGTTTGACAACAATAACATCGTAGTCATCGTTACGCAGATTCCACAATTCAGATATGTCAGATCTAAGAATCATATCCCCGTCGATGAATACTGCCCACCCTTGATAATTCATCAATGATGGCACAAGAAATCTGCTATAGATAAAATGATTGCTACCATCACTATGCGATTCTTGATAGTTATTAAGTAGATTTAGCGCCAATGGATGAATAGCAATAGGTTGTTGACTGTGTCTTATTATGCTGTTCACGCAGACATGAAAGGCCACTGCTTCTCTAGGATCAAATCCTATAAAAACAGGAATTGTCACTGTCCAAGCCTTTCAATGTCGGATTCTTCGCAGTCTTCGCCGAATTGTATTTCTATTAGGTGTAATGCAGTAGATTCTTCATTGGCTAATTGATGCCATTCGTTGTCATGTATCCAAGTATTTTCAAATACTTCTAGCCGATCGGCAATTTCCAAATCAGTTGATTTGTTAATTGTATAGATAGTGGCCTGACCGCGACTGACAAACCAAAATTCACTGCGATTGCGGTGCCGTTGCATACTAAGAGATTGTCCAGGTTCAACAACAATCTCTTTAACTTTGACACTGCGACCTTCTTGATGAAGTATTCTATAATATCCCCAAGGTCGTGGTGTTTTGGGGTTTTTCCATTCTTGCAAAATCCAACTACTGCTGTTTTTCTTATCATCTCCCCCTACACCGAAGATGAATTCAAGATTTTTATCTTCTACATCCATTTCGGGAATATTGTCTTTAGTTCTATCGCCGCCATTGGCGAAGATCAAATGACTGTCAGGGTAATGTGCGCGAACCTGTCTAATAAATTGTCTAGCAGACCCATCATCGTCATCAAATGTATAGACTTCATCAACCATAGAAAGATTGTTTAACACAGACAATCTCTCATTCCACGGCATGAATGCCTGGCCTTTTTTTCTGGCTAGCCATTCGTCGCTGTTTAGGCCAACAATTAACATATCGCCTAATGTGCGGGCAGCTTTGAGGTAAACAATATGTCCGGAATGTACTGGATCAAATCCCCCAGTTACTAATACTATTTTAGCAGTCACAATTTTGTCCTCGTTGGGCAAGTCACTGTAATTATGACTAATAGGCTAGAACCCAAATTTTATATAGACACATCTTCCATACCGGCAGTTCTTAATCTACTAACATGACCCAGCATAAAGTTTTTGCTTTCTAGTCCTTTAATAAGACCCAGCCATTTATTTCGTAATAAAGCTACTTCATTGATCAGGGTTTCGAATTCAATGACTTCATCTTCGCCGTCGACATATTTTTCCGCGTCACGACTAGTTAAAGCTCTGGGATAGCTTTCTAGATATTTTTGAAAATGTCTACGACGGATTTTCCTCAACTGCAAATTAAGGTAGTTAAGTACAGCCTCAATTTCCTGCAGTTGATTAAATCGATGTTCGGTGATACCTGGTAAATTGGCAATATTCTTTTCCAAGTTACCATATATGGTACATTCTTTTTTGCTTTGTGTTAATTCATTTTCAAAAAAAGCTATAAAATCCGGTATCACCGCTAGATCATTAACAACTTTATTGTACCACATTATCAGTCATCGTAGTTGTTAGGATCGTCTTCGTCGTTGTCTTCGTCGTCTTCAAGATCTTCTTCGATGTGATATAGTAAAGCATTTTTAACCAGATCATCACCTTTGAATGCCTGTTTAATATCTTCGATATCTTCATCAAAGTCAATTAACAGTGAAACCAAAACATCAGCCGCTTGTTGTTTGTCAACAGTATTAACTAGTGTTTTCATCTCTGACCATAATTCTGATGCAAATTCTGAATACATATTATTTTCCTTTATGAATTTGTAGTTGTGGTTGTTACATTAAAATTTTCCATGAGTTTGTCTAGACATTCATTGAGATTGGCTTCCCATTCTTTTCTGTAAAGTTTAACTACTTCACCTGTTGGAGTAGTAAATGCCAATCGATTACCGTCTTTAACCAAGTATCCTTTTTTCTCAGCTAAATCGACTAGACCCGAATAGGGATTCATACCTTGATCATAGGGAATTTTAATTTGCACGCCTTCAAAGGGTTTGGCATATCGAGTTTTCATTACCTTACATGCCGACCGAATTCCTGTAACATCGGAAATTTTGTTACCTTCGTCATCCTCTTTGAGTTTGAGTTTCTTCAATGCAACTACAATACTGCTAGCATAGATAAAACCCTGACCGCCAGAGATTTTGTCATCAGGATCAAACATGTCTTGACTGGCATATGTATGGTTAGTGCACAGCAATCCAACATTGTAACTGCCAAACATATTAACACAGTTTCGAACTAAAGCGGTCAATGCTTTAGGTTTACGACCCATATCACCTTTGAGATCACCACTTTCAAATTGATTCAAATCAGTGGGTGTTAGCAACATACCTAAACTGTCAATTACAAACAGTACTTTAGGTCGTTCTTCGAGCGGCAGTGCTTTGTAGTCACTCATAAATGTGCTGATAGTTTTAGCCACATCATCAATCATGGCCATACTGAGTTTCAGCAGTTTTCTTTCATCTGTGTCAACTTCTAGTGCTCTTAGCCAATCTTCATCTAAGGCATTTTCGGTGTCAATTAACACAACAAAGATACCTTGTTGTTGAGCATTTTTAATAATATTGCCGGCACAGATATAGCTTTTGCCGCTACCGGACTCACCAGCAAAAACTGTGACTTTACCTAAGGGAATACCTCTACGAAAATCGCCAGAGATCAAATAGTTCAGTGCATAATTACCAGTACTAATCCAATCAGTGGGATCATTGAAACCCACAGTGAGTCCTTCAATTGATTTAGTAATTTCTTTACGAAATTTACTGACATCAAATGGTCGATTTGCCATTGTTTTTTTCCTTTATGTTATTGACGATGTTGAAACAAACTAAGGGCATTGCTGCCCTTAGTTATGCCATTATAAATTATTGTTTTTGTCTAGAACGAATCATTGCCAAGATATCTTCGGCTCGTTGTGAACCAGATGATGCCTTGGGCGGATCCGCTGCAAACGGTGTATCATCGTCATCATCATTTCGAGTTACTGGACGAGTTTCTGCAACACGAACTTGAGGTTTAGAGACTGCTTTTGGTGCAGCAGTGTCTTCGTCATCTTCAATGACTTGTCCAGGGCTAGCAGATTGATTCATTAATCCAGCCGGACGGAAGTACTGTCCCCAACGCTCCATGTCATAAGGTTGACCATCGACACTGGCTTCGAACATTTCCTTGATAGCCTGTACTTCAACCGAAGTGGGCTTTTTAGGTAGAAATGTGCTGAGATCCCAAAGACCATATTGGTCAATGGCAGCAAGTTCTGCTTCGGTTAGTGAGGTTTCTTTTCGGCCCCATTTACTGCCATTATAGTCGGCAAAACCACCTTTATTGGCCTTTTGAATACGAAAATCTAGACCTTTTTGATAGTCAATGGGTAGTTCCTCCAACTCGGGGTCCATTAGTGCTGATTTGATAATAGTAAAGATCTGTGGACCGATAATAAATCGTCGGATTGGATTTTCGGGCGCGATACGATCACCGGACATGGGATTTTCACGAACAAAGCCCTGAAACAGATAACTACGCTTTTTCCAGTATTTCCTGCCCATATCGCTAAGACTGGCGTCTTTGAACCAAGTACGAACTTCTGTCAGAACGGGACATGATTCTCCAAACATTTCCATGCAAGGAACTTGAACCATTACGGTTTTGCTTTCGGATTCGCCTTTGATACCATTGAAAGGCAAACGAATCATTGCTCGCTCTACCCAGAAAAATGTGTTTTTTTCGTTACCATCGGGCAAGAACCTTACAACTGCAGTTTGCCCATCTTCGATGTTCCAGTGCGGATAAATTGCGCTGTCGCCTGCTCCTGGATTGGTGGTATTTTTTTGTTCAGCTGCCTGTAGTCTTTCACGAATTTCTTTTAAAGATGCCATAGTTTTTCTCCTTTAAAATGCCTATGTTTTGCCTGTGTATGCCTAATGCATACTGTTGAACAGTATACATGTTATTATTTAGTTGATCAAGAGAAAATTGTAAAATTATTTGGCTTTTGCCAGATATTTTACTCTTTCTAACCAAGCATCTTCTTCTGCGTCGTCCATACCTAGCAGCTTGCCTGCGGCATGAGTAGCAATATATGGTGCAGCAGCTCTGGCCAATCCTGCAGCTATTGGAGCAAGCGGAACGGCTTCATCAACTTGTTGATTTGCTTGTTGAGGCATAGTTACACTCAATTCTTGTAATCGCATCATTACTTCGGGGCTATCCCAAACATTGGCCTCAGGACCTTCGAGATTAGCGTAGTCTTTGATAATGTTTGACAGTGTTTCATCATGTAACAAATCATAGAGTTGTTCACTGGCATCTATACCGTCGGGTCCGGTTATCAATGGCTGTTGCATTAGATTTTCTAATTCTTGTTTCTCACCTTGAGTATCATTATCAACCGGATTGACTACATTATCGGCCCAATTTTCAAAGTCGTCAGCTTCTTTAATTGTTGATCTTATTTGCTGTAATAATGGTAAGGCATTTTCTATTCTAGGATCAATTCTTTGCTCGACAAATAGATTTTTTATGTCCTCGACCATAATCTCGTTATCAGTGATTTCTGTTGGACTCCATGATTCAAAATAACGAATATAGCCCCTAGGAGTTTCTAAAGTTTTGAGATTTTTTCTTAGGTCAGTATAGTGTCTTTCTGCAGCAGAAACCAAATTACCGGCATCACCTTCTAATATACGATTCTGACTGGCTCTACGAAATTGCGCTAATACATTAATCTGTTCAACCATTTCCTGAATGTGTTGTCCTTTTATGTCATAGGGACGACCGCCTTGTCTGACATGTTCTAACATAGCTCGGCCGCCGGACAATTTACGGAACGGTAATTTGAATCTTTCACCTTCGGCAGTTTCGATAAAAAGACTTTCGATACATTGATATCTGGGTTGACCATCTACCAACGGTCGACTGTGTCTTATCATTAATCTAGCCTGTCGAGCCTCACTGGTATAACTGATTTTTCTATTTCCAGAAAAACTTTCTTCAAGTATACCATGTTTAATTGCTGCAATACCTTGTTTTGTGTATTTGAGTTTAGGGGGATTACTGATTTGAAATTTACTAAAATTATGTCGCACAGACATTTTTTTAAGTTGCTCTAAAAAGCCCTGCGAAGTATTAGAACCAAACCAATCTTTTTTATCCTCAGGTTCCATGGTTTTGCCAAATTTATCACCGAAAAATAATTGCAAATTGCCATTGTCTAAGGTAATAATAACTGTTCCGTAGTTTTTACCAGAAGGACCTACATATTGAAATGTAACAAGATCTATTTTACCAAAATCAATATCTCCATTATCATCTAAGGGAGTTTGTCCTGTAGAAGAATCTAATTCTTTGAAATCAAAATTTCGTGTAACTAAGATATCATGTAAGGCTTTTGGTAAAATATTGTTAGTGATCATAGTACTATATTTATCTAATCATGGCAATAAATGGCATAGGTTCTATAACCACATCATCATGGTCTTTTAAATGTTGATCTAGGTCGGCATAAAAGGTCTGTAGAGTTTGCAACATTCTAACAACCAGTAGAGTAGCCATAACAAGATCGTCCTTCTCTCCAGGTTTAGCAGCATAGCCTACACCCGAGGACACAAATGTTTTAAGTTCACCTATTAATGCTGCACTATGGCATTTCATTTTGTTAGTTTCTATAAGATTTTTCAGTTTAGCACAGGCAGTTAACTTAGTTTTGGCTGTGGTATTATAGCCTTTTCTAAATCTGCGACTATTTGTTACCACAGATGTATCTGAAAGAAAATATCCTTTGATATTTTCTTCACCAAGTTCGGCAATACTGATAAGTGCTGCTTCTCCGATAGTGTTATTTTCCAAACTGTAGTAGATACTGTTTTCATCCTTGGTAATTTCATAGAGATGGTTAACAATGTCTTTTAAAATTCTAACTTGTTCGGGTATTGGAGTTTTATTGTGTGTCCATTCACCTATTTGCTCTGTGGTTTTAGCTTCAAATATCTGTATAGCCGCAGGATCGCCTCCGGTTCCTAAACTGGGATCCAAGCCTACAACATAAATTTGTCCAGGCTGGGGTGCACGAAACCATCTTACCTGACCAGTTTTATATAAGTGATCCGAGGAAGTCAAGTCCAATAGTTTAGCTGGTGCGATCAATGTTTCTTCGTCGATAATGAATTCGCAATTAGATGACAGTAGGGAATTGGTGTAATACTGGTGCCCGTCTTCGACTTCGATTAAGTCATACACTGGCTCGACTCTGCCAGTATCAATTATAGATGTCACAGACAACTTGCCATTGATACTCATCACCGTGTCTCCAACCTTTAAGTTAGACACCGGTGTTCGCGTATTATAATCAGTAAACAACTTGTGGTTATCGGTGCATTCGAGCCAACGATTGTCAGTAAATTCTAATCTAAAAATAGCCCGATTACCCAACCGCCTGATTCCTGCAAAAGATTTGTAGCCATTGGGCGTTAGAACCTTGTATCCTTGTTTATTTTCTTTGTATACTACTTCCATGTTAAAATTTCGTAGTTATGTTTGTCTGTAAACAGCCACACATCGTATTCAAATCCGGCGGCCAAAACTGCATCTTTTTTTCTTAAGTTATTTTGCAAGCGTGAGCTGTATTTTGGTGACCCTTTACCGTCCCACCACCACGGGCTTTTAATTTCGATTAATTTATTTTCTTCAGGTATGTAGATATCTGGATAATACTTTGCAGTATGCTGGTTTACGGTGACATAATCAAATATTGGTAACCGATACTGGCTCATTCGATCATCAAACATCAACGCATCCTCGGAGTAAGTTTTGAGCAAGATATCAATAGCTGCATCTTCGTATCCCCTTACTCCAATTATGCGTCCAGAGGGCAATTTATACTCACGACCGCTGCTACTAAATCAGTATTCAGCAAAATTATTTATCTATTTGGTTAAAAAGATCCGAAATTGTCATTTTACATTTGTTCCCATTACTAGAAATAAAAATTTCAGTATTACCGTGGCAGCAATCCATTTCTCGTCTAAATCTATCTTCGCCCAGTGCTGCTCTTTGTTGATTGGCCCAAGATTGATCTCGCTCTGGATGTTCCCACCAAAAACTTCTAAATGCACGAAACCCGTTGATACCCAATTCTGTTGTATTGCCATACTCGTCAATACATTTATTAGCACCTTTCCACAAAAAAGCAAATTGATCTTCGTCACTATTCGGTGTGCTTGTCACAATAGCTTTACCACCTGTGGCCAAGGTGGGGTTGATACTGGTCCAGAATTCTTTGGCTATTGTGGGTCTCACATAGGCAAACTCGTCGGCATACAGTAAACTGATACTCATACCCCGACCGGTAGTTTCTGTTGTGGTTGCACTGACAATCCTACTGCCATTCTCAAAATCTATACTGCCTTTATTGTAACTGGTTACTCCTGCACGAATATGATCAGGGCAGAGTTCGTAGGCATATCTAATTCTCTGCATGATTTCTTGTGCGCCTGTATATTTGTGAGCAGCTACTAAGATTGTGGAATCTGGTACAAACATTGCATACCACAATAGATAACCAGCTGCACTAGTAGTTTTACCTGTTTGTCTTGGTAACATAGATATACTGAATCTATATCTATGATAAGTATCGATTAATTTTTTTTGATATTTAAATGGCTGATACAACATTTTTCCTTTGGTAGGATGTTGTATATAAAAGAAATTATTTAAAAAAAATTCAGGACCATCACTGGGATCTGCACAAGATAAAAATTCATCTAGTTGTTTATCAGTGAAATTTTGTCGTCTATAAGGTGCCTTGACTAAGACTTCTTCGGATGTTTTTGCCATTTAATGCTCATTGTCGACAGCCTAACACCAACTTGTTTTAGCTTCACCATAATATTCTCTAGCGAAGCCTCGTTGAATCAATTGTTGACGAAGACTTTGTCCATTAATTATGACATCACCTAACACACGGCCACCAAACTTATCCCAGTCCATTAAAGCGACCTGAAATGTTTTTCCTTGTGCAACAAATTGTTTTGTAAAAGCAGTAGCAGCTTCACCTCTTTGCGCTTCACTGGAACATTTAGCTCTGTGGCCTTTTTCAGGAGTATCAACACCAAAAACCCTGACAGCTAATTCCTTTTTCAACGGGTCAGGTAAAAATGGAGCTTCAAATGTTACTGTATCTCCATCTATGACTCGCAGTATTTTAACATCATAAGTCACACTGGGTTTTTGTTTCTGGGCCAATACCAGTGCTGGGACTAATAACAGAGTGAGTAGTAGTTTTTTCATTTTGTATTTAGGCTATCTGATATGTGCCAGAGATGTCGAAGTGTGCTCCGGATTGCCAGGCACCGGCGCCGGGAGTGTTGAATTTCCAAACTAGGTCTGTGGTGCTGCCAGAATAATACAGTTTCAAGACTGTGGTACTGCCCGTAACGTCTGTAATGCCGGCGATGTGATACAGGGCCGGAGCGCCTGCACCTGCTGTTTGATGCAAAGTGCCGCCGGCCAGTCTGAATGTGTTTAGTGCTGGTGCGGGTAGTGTGATTTGATAACCAGTGCTGCCAAAGTTGGTAACTCCTGCAAAATCAAAATACACATGTATATACATCAAGGGACCCATACGCACAGAAGATGCTGTGGCTGTGCCGCCGGCAAATGTGCCTGAACCATCAGTGAACTGCGGATCAAATGTTGTGGTGCTGGTAACGCCAGATCCGTATGCTACCAAATTCAAGTTGCCGTTGGTGTTGCCCACATAAAGATTTTGTGTGAGTTGGTCTACTACAAGTTCGCTGGGTCGGGCCACACCGTTATATGCGCCAACAGTTTCCTGTGCGTTGTCTTTCATCACGGCACGACTAATGCCAGTGATATCTGAGTATGGTGGTGGTGGGTTTGCCATTTTAGTGTTATTTAGAATTATGAAGGTATTTATAGAGTGTTGGATTAGACACTATCGGGGATATCCTTTAAAACTAACAATAGGACTATGACTATTTATAGTGTCAGGTTCTTTACTTTCTTCGGTGCCAATTTTAATTTTTCCACCTTTGACATTAGTCATTTTCATTGCAATATCTATAATTTCAGTATCGTCTTTATCAAAGGTACTTACTACAGCATTTTCACCAAATGCACCTTCACTGCTAAATTCACTATTAAAGTTGGCATCTGGACTTTTTTGTCCTCTAGCTCGTGCTATTGCCACACCAAATCTATAAGTTTTATAGGGATCTTGACTGGTTAAGCCTGGTATTACATATGTGTTTTGTAAAGGATCAGAAATAGCTATATCTAGTTTAGCTTTCTCTTCAAATATAAATTCTCGAGCTCTCATCGGCTTTTGTTACCCCAGTTTTTTGCGCCTTTTTTTCGGCATTGGACTAAAGCACCACTGGCATAAGCACTAGGCCAAACTTTATAGCGACTACGAACTTTGTGATAACAGGCATCTTGTTTTTCAGCTAATATGGAATTGCTGTATGCTGGCCCGCCGCATTCTGGACAGATTTGTTGTTCGCTGATTACGGTCTGGTCAAGATATTTGATTTTTCTATCTAGCCTATCAAATTGATATTCTATATCTACTGTCTCCCCCATTGGATAGGAGCCTATAACATGAAATATGTCATTGTCAGAGTGGCGTATACGAATATTTTTTAAATCTTTTGATTGCCAGTAATCTAGCAGTCGAATTTTAATTTTTCTTATAGTGTCATTGTCTAGTGGACGAATTTCATATTGCTCGTTATTTTCATGCACTGCTGATTTTTTTTTGGTTTTTACATTTATGGCTTTGCCCGTGCGTTCAGGATTGGGATCCTCTCTGCGTTTTTTGCTAGCAGCATACTTTCGTCCTTTTTTACCTAGAGCATGTGCCTTTGACTGCGGTAGACATTTAGGTTTACCTTCACTACTGTCACCTCGGGCACAGTCGCCACGAATTTTTCCGTCTGGGCCGAATCTAACCCATTTTTCTTTAAACCATTTTTTTAGATCTTCGTTTAGATCGTTGTTATCAAAATCTCGCAATATCATCGTGTATATCCCTTAAAGCTTTTGATTGGGCTTAACACATTGGTGTCAGGATTTTCCAAACTTCCTGGTTCAATGAGAATTTTGGGTTTGAGTTTTAATTTTTTTAAGGCAGCTAAAATTTTCTGCTTGTCGACCTCTGTATACGCACCGAAATAAGCCTGGTCATTAATCCAACTAGCAGAATCTAATTTGGCCAGCACATCGGGATCTGCTCCCATTAAAATTCCTGCCCTATATAAATCATAGTATTTGTTTATATCTTTGCCGGTTATGGCACCAGGATTGGCATAATCGTAAGAAGGATGTAATTTGCCATCAATCGCATCATAACGGCTTTCAGATATAAATTCTTTTGCTCTCATTCTACCATGCTCTACATGACCAATATCTGGCCTTTGTGCGCGGTCCGGGATTATCACAGTTATGTCTTGCTCGAAAACTGCGTCTACGGGCAGGATCGCTTTTTTTAATTTTCATAGTTTTCTGACCTGCCCTGCGGGCAGAGGTACCGCCGTGGCCAAAATTAACCTTTTTTACATTGCCAGTTTTGGGATCACGAACATAGACTTTAAATTTTTTAACATCACCTCGCATGGGTTTACCCAATGGCACTTTGCGACCTTGATATTCGGCTTCATCCAAGGAAGGCCTAAGATGTTGGTATTTGGGATTATCGTAGATTTCTGCTTCTGGTGGTGTTGTTACTATGGGCTTTTCTGTGTCATCGTCTTGAGTTATGTTAATATCATACCCGGCATCAAGTTCAACATCACCTTCTTTGTCTGCATCTTCTTCTAATTCATCCTCTAACATATTCCAGTCTTCTAAGATGGCATAAATCTCTTCAGAACTATCTAATAGCAAATTACCTTGTTGATCTTGGTCTAAGATATAAGTTTCTAACAAGGTCCGATCTTCTAGTTCAATGTCAAAGTTATCCCCTATAGAGGGGGTATTATACCATTGTTCTGCTTCTATTAGATAGTGTTTGAGAGTTTTCATACCTTATCCTAGCATTTTTTTCAATCGAGCTAACTCGTCATCTTCTGACATCTGTCTATCCAATTGACTGGCAATCACAGGCACTGTAGTTTGACCAGTTGATTTGGGTCTATTTAAACCACCACTATACTGTAATGCATCATCATTGTATTCTGTGTTGGTAGGCCAGTCTGGTTTATTCTCGTCTACCATTTCTGCACAACCGCAGGGTTCTTGATCACACACTGGGCACATATGATCATCGTGCATGTCATCGTGTTGATCCATGCCCGCCAAATTTAATAATTGAGCTAATTGTTCTGCATCCTCGTCGGTGGCATTAACAGTGATAGTTTTTTTAATTGAGCCATCATCCTGTGTGTGTTGGTTCACAGTGATGTCCATGGATTCTGCTATCATGACTTCTAATTCTCTATTCCAACTGTCATAAATGCCTTTGCCGAAACTCACACCACCTTTGGATTTTTTAGGTTTGGCTTCAACATCACTGGTGGCCACACTGCCACTGGTTGTGGTTTCTTTGACTTTTGTTGGCAGATCCGTTTCTTTGGTCTTGGCAAACTTCTTGAG